TCGAGGCGAAGATCGCGGCCGACAAAGTGATCGTGGAACAGAAAAAGAAGATCGACGCCCAGGACAAGATCATCGCCGCCTCTACCGAAGCCGAAGGGAAAATCGATGCCGCGATCGCCGCAAGAGACAAAGCGACGGCGACCCTCGAGGCGGAACGAAAAACCCTGACGGATAAAGACGCGATAATTAAAAACCAGGATGCGACGATCGCCGGACTCCACATCAGCTTGAAACTCGAAAGGGATGGCCGAGCCGAAGATCAAAAACAGCGCGATTCCTGGCACGGCAAATTTGATGCCCAGGTCGAGATCGACAAACAAAAAGACATCGTCGCGGCTTCGTTCAAGGTCGACTATGATCGGGAGGTCCAGCGGCGGACGATCGCCGAAAACCTCGTCGATAAGCAAAGCCATCAGATCACCGGGCTGAAGCTGACCGGGACCGTGAAGACGGTCGCCATGATTGGGCTCGCGGCCTTGGGCGGCTATGAGCTATTTTTTAAGAAAACACCGGCGGGAGCGAAATAATGGCACTCTCAGCCGTGGAGATCACGGCGATAGGGGTCGGGCTCGGGAACATTACGGCCCTGATCAAGGTGCTGGCCGTAATAAATAAATCCGGGAAAAACGGGAACGGGGGCCGGGGGCCATGCGGACTCCACATCAACCTGGTTGAACGGATCGGCAAGATCGAAGGGGCGACGGAACGGGTCCGGGCGGATCTGTCGACAGCCCATATAGAAGACCGCGAAAACTTCGACAAAATATTCGAGAAGCTCGAGGACGTCAAGGTCAATGTCGCCTTGGCCGGGGAGAAAGCAACGGCGGCCCAAAAGACGGTAGCCGACGTAGCAAATGCCCTGGAAAGACGAAAATTCCCGGGAACGATCGGCCGATGACCGCAAAGAAGATCCCATCCGAGCTCGAGGAAACGGTCGTCCCGATCGGGGACATCAAGCCCTGGGCGAAAAACCCGAGACAGGTCAAGAAAAGGGACTATGACCGGCTCCGAGCCCAAGTGCTCGAGCTGGGGATTTATAAGCGGCTCCTGGCGGCGCCGGACCCGGAGATCTACGGCTTCGATTATCAAGGCAAAGCCGAGAAATTCATCATCATGGGCGGGAACACCCGCTACCGGGTCATTTCGGACCTGGGCCATTCCGAGGCGGCGATTACGATCCGCCGGCCAAAGGACGAAGCCGAGCTCCTCAAGTACGCCCTGAGCGACAACGATCACGTCGGGGAATGGGATGAACAGGCCCTGGCCGAACAGATCTACAAGGTCCGGGATGGGATCGTTCTCGCCGATTACAAGATCGACATCGCCCAGCCGGTCGGCCTCGAGAGCCTCCTGACCTCCTTCGGCCCGGACGTCGAGGCGACGCCGGAGGACACGGTCCCGGACCCGGAGGCGATAACCGAAACGGAGGTCGGGGACCTTTACGCCCTGGGGCCGCACCGGCTCCTGTGCGGCGATGCCACGGCCGCCTGGAGTTACGAAGCCCTCCTGGGGGAGGAGCGGGCCGGGCTAGTTTTTACCGATCCTCCCGACAACGTCGCCTACAAGGGCCAGAAGTACGGGGAGATCATGAACGACGACATGGCCCCGGAAGCCTTCATCGAATTCTCGGTCGCCTTCATGCAGCGACTCCACGAATTCAGCCGGGAAGGGGCGGCCCTTTACATCTGCAGCGGGTACTCGAGCTACCCGCCATTTCTGTACGCCCTCCACCGGGCCGGGATGACCTTCTCCTGCCCGATCATCTGGGTCAAGGACAACCCGAGCATGGGCTGGGAGGATTACAAGAAACAGCATGAGATGGTCCTGAAAGCCCGGAAGGAAAAGAAGCGGACGGCGACGCCGATCATCTATGGCTGGAATAAAGGCCGGCACTATTTCGCCCGGGACCGCTTCGAAGCCGACGTGTGGATCATGAAGAAAAGGGCCGGGGCGACGATGCTCCACCCGACGCAGAAGCCTCTGAGCCTTGTCCAGAGGGCCATCCGGAACTCGAGCACCCGCGCGGATCTCGTCCTCGATCCTTTCGCCGGATCCGGAACGACGATCATCGCGGCCGAAAGGGAAGGAAGGACGGCCCGGGCCATGGACCTGGATCCCTTCAACATCGATACGATCATCCGCCGGTACGCCGCCTTGGGCGGGCCGGACGTCAAGGCCATTCGGGCGACGAAGACGAAGATCGCTCTGCCTGCCCCGACGCCGGCCAGCCCGACAGCATGAACCTGAATCAAGAGCTCGATGCGGCCGTCCTCGAAACCCTGACGGTCCAACTTCTCCGGACCCGGATCGCTGAGGAGATCGAATTCCCCCTGCCTGCAGGCCGGCCCGGGCCCACCTCGAGCGGCACCCTCGGCGCCCTCCCCGAGATGACCGAGAGCGCGAAGACGATCGCGAAATCGGCATTTTCAACCAGCCGGCGAGTCTGCCTCGCCTTTAGCGGCGGCTCAGACAGCCTCGTGCTCTTGGACATCATCGCCGGAGAGGGACATCAGCCCGTCGTCGTTTTCGCCGAAAGCGGAATGGAGTACCCTGAAACTCTGCCCTTCATCGAGAAGACAGTCGCCCGCTATGGCTTGGACCTGCGGATCGCGCGGCCGACCCGGACGCCCCTCGAACAATTCCAACAGACCGGCTGGCCGATGCTCGGCAAGATCGCGGCCCGGATGTGGATGCAGAAAAACCGGGGCCGCGGCTTCAAGATAAACATCTCGGAATGCTGCCGGGCCATGAAGATCGCGCCCGCCCGGACCCTCGCCCGGAACCTCGGATGCGATACCCAACTGACCGGCCAACGAGGGAAGGCCGACGACATCCTCCGTGGCTATCGGGACCTGCAGGACGGCCCGGATCATTTCCAGGTCCGGGACCGCATCCGGATCGTCAACCCCCTGGCCGGATGGACGGACGCCCATACCCGGCAATACCTCGAGGACCGGCACATCGAGGGACATCCCGCCCGCTCGCGGGGGGCGACAACGATCGGCTGCGTCTATTGCGGCGGCGGAAGCCAGTACACGAATTCAGGATTCAGGGCCCTGCGGTCGACCTGGCCCGAGGCATGGCGCCGTTTCATGGTAGAATGGCGAGGAGGGACGATCGTGCTGGCCCTGAAATACGGCGTGACAGCGGAGGAGGTCGAGGAGGCCGTGGCTGGCCTCGGAGGCCTCGCCGCCCTGGCGAACAGCCGGCCCTGGGTCTTTGATTTCACCCGGCGAACGCCGATCCCCGGATATTCGAAATAAGGAGGACCCCATGGACATCGAAAGGCATGACGGAACGAAGGAACGGCGGGAATACCAGGACCCCAGGATGATGATGCTCGCCGCGGCGGCCCTGGCCCTGGACCCCTGGACCAAAAAGCTGACGCTCCATTTCCCGAAGCCGAAGCTCGCCATCCCCAGGAAACGAGGACGGAAATGAAGCCGACGATCGACCGGGCCAAGATCGCGGAATTCGTAAGCACCCTCCCCCTGTCCATCCGGGCGGCGGCCAACAAGGCAGGATGGAGCCTCGAATGGGCCGTGATCGATTTCCTCATCGCCCAGGGATTTGAGGTGAAGATCCGATGAACACACCCGCAAAATGGGCGAGCTTCACCGCCGTGGCTATCCTCGCCCTCGCCGAAGATGTGGCGATGCCTCAGGTGCCGGATCGTTTCGATGATGACGGCCCGCCTTGGCCCCGGCAAAGGAAAAGCGAGAAGCTCATGGCGAAGATACCCCCGGGATTCCTTCGAGCTCGGAACCTGACCGGACCCGGGAAAGGACGCGGCCGATGAGCCCGATCACCGCGGACCGCCGGCTCCTCTACCCGCCTGATTGGCCGACGATCACCCTGAAGGTCAAACAGGAAGCCGGCTGGAAGTGCGAGCTCTGCGGCGCCGTCCATGGCCAGCCTCACCCGATCACCTACTCCATCGTCGTCCTGACAACCCACCACCTGGACTTTGACCCCTCGAATTGCGAACGCTGGAACCTGATGGCGCTTTGCCAGCGATGCCATAACAAACTCGATGCCCGGCACCGGCAAGCGAACAGGGAGAAGACCGCGGCCGCGAAGCGGGACAGGATACGAGCGCAAGCGGATGCCGGGCCCCTGTTCGAGCCGGGACCTTTCCCTGCGACGGCGGTACCTGTAGCTGGCGGATTGCCGGGCCTCTACGCCTGGGTCGACGCCAAAGGAAGTGAAGCATGAAGACCAAAGACAAATCGATGACCCCCGTGAGATCAAGGGGATTGATAGAAGTTAAAATCAGCCTATGGGTTACCAGGCCGAAAACGGGATCGCCAGATCACGTGCTGGTATTTCCGGTAGAGTATTTCGAGATCACCCCGGATAACCGGCTGATCGTTTACCCGATCGGATGGGAGGATCCCGATCTGAAGCGGAAGGCGAAGCTCAAGAAAGCCCTCAAGGCCAAGGGACGATGATATGAACCAAAACGGGGATGGGGCTGCCAAAGCCACGGCTGAAACCGCTTCGACAGAAGCCGATGCCAAAAGCATCCTCGGCGTCGTGAGTAGCGGCCCCCTTCCCGTTCTGCTCCCGGAGTTTTCCGAGTCGACGCTCTCTCGATACCAGTCCTTGAGGAAAGACGCCCTCGCCAAAGGCGGCCTGGAGAATTTCAGGGGCGGGCCCGCCAGCTTCAAGGCAACCCTGCTGAACCGAAGGATGCACCGGGCCCGCCGGGAGCGGGGGGAGGCACGGCTCGCCGCCGGCAAGATGCCCCCGAAATCGGACCTCGATCGTATCCGGACGTTGATCGCCAAGGTCCAGACATTCAAGGCGGCTGAACGGGAGGCCCGGGAAACGAAGCAGCCCCAGCGGCCCGGCGGGGTCGATCCTCGAGCTTTGACCCGACATCAGGTCGACGCCATCATCGTCTATTTTACAGCCCGGCAGCCGGACGTCACGGTCTCCGCGATAGCAGATCTGTTGGACCGGACGCCGAAGGAAATCCGATCGAAGCGGCAACGGCTGATCCGGGAGGACGCAGCGGTCCTGATCCCGGATCTAAACACACAAAACGTTTTTGCGGATCTGGCTTTCGTAAAACAGACGGCCCAGGAAATGGCTCTGAAGGCTGGCGATTACGAGGCCCTATGGGACATCGAGCGCGAATACAGGGAGGAGCTGGTCAATTTGGGATTCATAGAACAGGTCCCAAAACGGGTCGAGGTCCGGGATCTCCGGATGACCCTGACGGAACAGATGGCGGAGTTTATGCATGAATTCGGTACCCCAAACCCAAGGGAACTCATCGCCCGTCTTCGGGGATTCCTGCCGGCCGCCGGCGGGCCCACCTCGAGCGGAGCCCCAGGGAATGGCGGCGGCAACGGGGACGGCACCGGAAGCCACGGATCAACAAGTCCGGGAATTCTGGTCGTCCCAATTCGCCCCGTCGATCCAGCGGGCCTCGATCGAGAACCTAAGACAGACGGGCCTGAAGACCCGGACTGACGTCCGCAACCTGCTCGGCTGGCTCCGGGAGCCGAAGGTAGGCACCCGACACAACTGCCTCGAAGCAGACCATTCCGCCCCCTTCGATTTCATCGCCGACGTGCTGACCGGCCGGGTTTTGAACTACATCGCCTGGGCGAACCGCGGCGGGAGCAAAAGCTACCTCGCCGGCCTGACCGCCTGGGTCCTTTCCAGTTTCTTCCCTCGGCTCGAAACGACGATCCTCGGCGGCTCCCTAGACCAATCGGAAAAGGTTTACAAGGCCATGGAAGACATCTGGATCCTGACCGCCCTGCAGGACGAATACCTGAAAGGGGACCCGACGCGCCGCCTTTCGAGCTGGCGGAACGGGAGCCGGGTCTCCGTCCTGACCGCCTCAACCCGATCGACCCGCGGCCCGCATCCCCAGCATCTGATCATGGACGAAATCGACGAAATGCCTGCGGAGGTTTACCGGGCCGCCCTTTCCCAGCCGCAATCGAAACATGGGATCTTCGCCCGCCTGGGCCAGTACTCAACGAACCACCGTAGTGGCGGGATGATGGACGAAGCCCTGGAACAGGCCCGGATTCATCAGACTCCGATCTACCGCTGGTGCATTTGGGAATGCCTCGAGCCCTGCCGGGATTACACCTGCTCCACCTGCAAACTCTCGAGCTGGTGTCCGGGGACACAGATGAAGACGGCCGACGGATACTACCTGGTCCAGGACTTCGTCGACAAGCTCGAGCACCTGAGCGAAAATTCCCTGCAGATCGAATGGCTCTGCCGGAAAGTAGGGACGGAAAATCTCGTCTACGGGGAGCAATACGACGGCAAGATTCACAGCCGAGGGGATCTCCCGGGCTTCGACCCGGAGCGGCACGTCCTGATCTCGATCGATTGGGGAGGCACGGCCCCCTTCAGCCTGGGGGCCTGGCAACTCTTCAACATCGGCTGGGTCAGGATCGACGAAATCTACCAGCCCGGAGACAACCCCCATTTGATCGCGACGGCTCAAGAAAGACGCTGGTGGCCGAACATTCGAGGCGGGGTCGCGGACCCGAGCCGGCCGGACCTTCTGGCGGAATGGCGGGCCAAGGGGATCCCGATGGTCGATGCAGACAACGATGTGGACATCGGCCTCGAGGCGGTCCGAAAGGCCTTCCGCCCGGTCATTGGGCCGCCGACGATGTGGATCAACCAGGTCAATCGGCATTGGATCTCCGAGGAGGGGGGCTACATTCAGTGGCGGGGGAAGCCGGTCAAGGAGCGGGACCATGCCATGGACGAAACGCGGTACTTTGCGATGTGGCAGATGAAGCCGGCCCCCAGGAAAGGCAAGATCTTCGTAACGACGCGGGCCATGGCGGCAACCTCGAGGGCGGCCGCCTCGGACCAAAGGCCGGATCCGGCGGTCATGGCGGCGATAGCCGGGCTGGCGGGCGGGCCCGTAGCAACGGCGGCCCGGATCATCTCGGCGGCGGGCGGCCTGCCCATCATCGGCCAAGCCAGACCCCCCATCATTACACCGGATGGAATAAACCCGAATTTGAAGCCGACGCCCCAGCCGGCGGCCCCCCCTACCAGCCCCATGGCGATCGGGGCTCCCAGCGCAAAAAGTGACACAATTCAAAGGGCGGCAGCCGAAGCCACGCGAGCTCTGGGAGCCGACGAGGACGACGAGGATCCCGGGAAGCCGGCGGACACCCAGGTCAACGAGATCTGGCCCCCTCGGCCCGGCTCGGTACCCCAGCCCCCCCCTGAAGGGGTCTCGGACGGAAAACCTTTACGGCCGGCGCCCGGCGGAACCGGGGCAAGCCAGGGGGAGCCCAAGGCCCCCCAGGTACCAGGCCCCCCTGATGGGCAAACGCCCAACGTAGGGCATCCTGACGCGAATTCTGGGACCGGAACAGTAGCCGGCCCGAACGGAGGACAATATGGGAAAAGGAAAGGTCGGGTTTTTATCCCGAAATGAAGCCAGCCGGGCTCGGGCCGTCGGCGGATCGAAGGGAATGCTGAAGGATCTCACCCGGGCGGCCGAACAGACGGAAGACAGTCTGCGGGGGATGGCCGTCCCGACATCGGGCCAGGCCCTGCCAGATGCGAAGCCCGAGGCCAGGAAGGGGAAGGCTTACACCTTCGTGAAGACGGACCGCGGCCTCATCCCTTTTTCGACCCTCGAGCGGAGCGCGATCCAAAAAGCGGCGGGTCGGGTCACCCGGGCGGAATCGAAACAGCTAAAGAGCGATGCCCAGTACATGACGGAGCATGACCTCGTCCCGTTGCCCTTCGAAGTCGCCGGGCTCCTAACGATCATGGAGAACTGCGCCTTCTTTGACAAGGCGGTCAGGCAGATCGCACGTGACGTGGTAGGCCAGGGATTCGACCTTGACCTGAAGGACGAAGCGGACAAAACGGAGGAGGAGCCGACCGCTGCTCCCGAGCTCGGGCCGGATGGCCTGCCGGCGGCTGCGGTACCTCCGCCGGCGCCGGTCGAGGACCCGGAGCGAAAGCGAATCCTGGAATTCCTCGAGGACCCGAACGAGGAGGACGAAACCCTGGAGGAGATTTTCGAGGCCGCTATCATCGATTACAATACGATCGGCTGGATGACCCTCGAGGTTGGGAGGGACGACGAAGCCAAGGTCAATATGATAATCCACATCCCAGCCCATACGATCCGGGTCCACCGGGAAGGCCAAAGGTATTGCCAGATTCGAGGGACGGACCGGATCTGGTTCAAGAAATTTGGACTCGAGGATGACATCGACGCCCGGACAGGCCAGCCGCTGAAGAAAGGCGACGAAGCCAACAAAGCGAATGAGATGATCTTCAAGCGGCTCTATTACCCCCGCTCGAGCTGGTACGGCGCGCCCCCGATCCTTTCGGCCGTCGGCGCCGTGAAGGCCCTGATCGGGATCCGGGATTACAACCTGGCCTTCTTCGAGAACTACGGGATCCCGGCGGCCCTGGTAACGATCACCGGGGAATGGGAAGACGATTCGGTCACTGCCATCTCGAACTTCATCGATACCGAGATCAAGGGCTCGAATAACCAACACAAGACGGTCGTGCTCAACCCGCCGGAAGACGGGAAGGTGGAATGGGAGCCGCTCGTTGTCGAGATCAAAGAGGGGCATTTCAAACTCTACACGAAGAATCTGCGGGACGAGATCCTGGTCTGCTACTGCATGCCGCCGTACCGGATCGGGATCGCCGAACAGGGAAGCCTGGGCGGGAGCACGGCCTCGGAAAGCACCCGGATCTACATCGATAGCACGGTCAACCCGATCAAGCTCTTGACCGGCCGGATCATTACAAAGAAACTCATCCAGGCCGGACTCAAAAACGACACCTACGAATTCTGGTGGGGGGAGGTCGACACCCGGGACATGACGGCCATCGTGGCTCGCTGCGTCCAGCTTTTCGGGATCGGGAGCATGAGCCGAAACGAAATCCGGGTCGAGATCGGGCTCGAGAAGCTCCCGCCGGAGGAGCAAGGCGACAAGTACTACATCTCGAGCACCTACGTCCCGATCGAGGACGCCGGCACGAACGCCGCAGCGGTCGGGAAGGAAACGCGGATCGACGAACTCGCGGCCCGGGTCGACGGACTCCTGGCCAGCGAGAATTCCATTAAGGGAGGCCAAAGTGCCCATCTTGATCTACACGCAGCAGCCGCCGCTGACGCTGGTGATTAACCAGCCCTTCGACAAGGAGGATTTTGACAAGGCCCTCCGAAAGCCGGCCCGGATGATCAACATCCTGACCGCAACCGGAGCCCGCTACAAAACGCGGGCGGGGAACATCATGCTCATCCGGGAGATCACGGCTGAGAAGCTCGAGGAAATCCTGGCCGAAAGCAAAAGAGTCGAGGAGGCCGCCCGCAAGGCGAATCCCAGGCCCGGCCGTGAGCCGGAATTCAAGCCGGCGCCGATCCTCGCCATGCCCGGCGGTCGGGGGAGAGGATGAAGCCCATCAAGGCCGTGGATGTGACGATCGACGGGACCGGCTGGCAAAAGGAGCTCACCGGGATGCCGGATGATCTTCAAGGGCCGGACGTGAAGACTTCGGAAGGCCGAATAGCCGTAGCCCGGGATGTGCTGGAGATGATCGGCCGGAACCTCAAGGCAACGGATCTGGGGGAGGCGACGATCACCGCCGCTGGCATTTCTCCGAGCATCTACAACGAAGCCCTAGCGGTTGCCCGGGAGCCGGAGCAATCGGCCCGGATCGCAACCCTGACCCTGCTGAAGACACCCGGGATGGCCCCAGAGAGCGCGTTCCTTCTTCGGGGCCGGAACATCATCAGGATCTTGACCTTCGGACGGGACTGAAGGGAAACAGAAGATGGACAGGACCGAACTGCTGGCGATTCGAAAGCGGCTCACATCCGCCCGCCGGCGGGAGATCGTCAACGAGAAGCGGCAAGCCGCCCGGCCCGTGCGCCGGAAAATGACGCTGGCGGCTGCCGCTTGGATGGCGATGATCCGGAAGGTCCTGAACGCCAAGGTCAAGGCCGGGCTCCGGGGGAAGACGGCGAAGGAAATCGCGGACAACTTGGTCGACTGGAAATGGGTCGAGGATCAAGGCCGCCGGATCTTCCTCTCGACGATCGACATAGGCCATGGGACCGGCTGGAAGCTGGCGATGCCCAGGATCGCCAAGTACAAGGCTGAGAAAGGCCAGCTCGCCAAAGACGTCGGCGGGAGTAGCCCGGGCCCGTACATCCCACTCAGGGGACCCCAGCCGGAGGCAGCCTTTAAGTGGAGCATCGAGCACACCGGGAAGCTTGTCGTTGAGATCACAGAGGAGACTCGGCAAGCCATTGTCAGCTTCGTCGCCCCGCGGCTCCTGAACGGGAAATCAAATCAGACGATCGCCCGGGATCTGCGGACGAATAATATAGTCGGCCTTACGGAAAAACAGATGGCAGCCGCCGGGAACTATTGGACGAAGCTCGTCGACAACGGAATGGACGAAGGCACGGCGGACGAAAGGGCAGGGAGATACGCGGATCGGCTTCTGGCCTATAGGACGGATATGATCGCCCGGACCGAAACCTCCTTCGCGCTGAACGAGGGGATCCGGTCTGCCTACAAAGACAATGATATCAAGTACCTCGAGCGGGTCGAGGACCCGGAAGCCTGCATCGAGATATGCCAGGGAGAAAACGGGAAAATTTACACGGTCGACGAAGCTGAAGGCGTCCTCCCAGCCCATCCGAATTGTGAGGGAGTATGGGTCTTCTCGGAAGGCCCGGATGAAGGGGATGTGCAAATCCCGGCGGATGAAATCCAGATGATGGCTAAGCAAAAAGGTCAGTTTGACAAAAAGACCGTTTCACGGTTTCGAGGCCAGGCCAGGAAGCGGCTGACGAAACGAACTCGGCCCCAGCGGCTGACTCGCTCTCGGGTAAAAGGGCGATTCCGATGATGAGGACCTGCCATGCTTAAGGTCCGGATGCCGCCGCCGCTCGGCCATGGCCCCGAATTCTATGCGAACTTCCTGCGCCGCGGCTTCTACCAGACCAAAGGGATCGACTTCCAGGAAGACAAGGCCCTCCTGGCGATGGTCCATGGAGCTCCGGGATTCGAGGGAAAGGGAGTCATCCCGATCCAAGTCGAGGACGAAGACAGGACCCTGCGAGCCTGGTACGACTTCGCCGATTTTCCTCACGTGATCCACCCGGAGGTCATGGTGAAGGACGATATCTATCTCAAGATCAACCTGACCCGGGAGGACGCCGGGCGGCCCGACTTTTACCCGATCGGAATCGCCTGCGGACCGCACCTCATGGACAACCTCGAGGAGTACCGGGCCATCCGGGCCAAGGGCGGCCGCCTTTACGCCGCCATCGCCCTGCTGAGATCAACCGCCTTCGAAGTCCGATGCCGGGCGGTCGCGGCAACGAAGGCGGTCAAGCCGCCCAAGGGAAAGACGATCCTGGCTGGGGTACAGGGAAGGTCGAACCGCCCGGAAGTCCCCCAGGCCCTGTGGGGCCCGAAGCTCACGGCGGTCGAGTACTGCCGGGCCATCGCCAGAGCGGACCTGAACGTCACGGCGCCGGGGATCGGCCCATGGACCTGGCGACATACCGAGACATTCGGGATAGGGACGGCCCTGGTCGCTCCAGCCCTGACGGTAGCCACGGCGGTCCCCCTGACCGGGGCCTTCATCCAGGTAGCCCCGGACTTTTCGGATGCGACGGCGGTCATGCAGGAATGGCTCGAGCGGCCGGCCGACAGGAAGACCGTCGAGGAGGCCGGGCGGGATTACTACGAGCGGCACCTGAAGCCCCAGGCGATAGCCGGATATATTCTGAAGCTCGCCCGGGAGCACATCGAACTGCAGGGCCGGATCGGGCCAGCGGACCCGACGCGCCGATGCCCGGACTGCGGAGCCCCGCTCTTCGAGAAACAAGCCTGCTGCTGGTGGAAGAAACACAGCTGGTTAACGATCCTCCGATGCTCGGCGGTTTCAACCTGCGATTTCATGGAAGGACTCAAGATGGGAGAGGAGGCCCCTCGGGGGAAAGGGGACGGAGATGCCAGCTAAATTCAAGCACCTCATCGAAGAAGCGAAGGCCGAGACATTCAAGGCCATGGAGGACGGGGAACTCCGGGACTTCCGCTTCCGCTTCGTTCAGCTTTTCGATCGGTTCTTCCATGACCCGGCAACGGACCAAATCCGAGGCATGGCGAAAGGGGATTTCCTGAGCCGGTATGTCGAGCTCCGGATCGAGATGACACGCCGCGGACTTCCGATCCCAGGGGATCGAGAGATCGACCGGCTGGTGAAGGACCGGGTCGTCCGCAAAGGGCTCTGGAACCTTGATGTTCCCGGGCTCGGCGATGTGGTCCTGGCGAACGATTACGTAGCCATTACCGGGGACTTCATCAAGGACCCCCGGGAGGCAACGGCTATCCAGGTCGTCATTAAGGCGGGGAGGACGGACGGCGGGATCTTCTACAGCCCGGCGGTCCTCGAGGCCTGTCTAGCCAAGGCCCTGCAGGAAACGGGGAAAGAGATCAAGATCGCCTATGAACACGGCGGCTGCGGAGAAAGCCACATGCCGGTCTTCGACCTCGTGCTGAGGCCCAAAGCGACAAATAGGATCGTACCCGGCGATGGGGATGGCGAAAAGGAAGGATTCGGGACCGCCCTCGAGGAGCCGATCGAGAAAAGACTGACGCCGGCACAACTGGCCGAAATAGCGGCTGAAAGTGCGGTCATCCTGGAGAGCACGAAGACATCCCGGGCCAAGGGGATCCATAAATTCGAGCCGGCGAAGTGGACACATCCGAACGGTCATCCCCGCTGCCTGATTTGCGGGCATGAGGAGCCGATCGGCGGGATCTGCAATAAGACTCTTCCCAAAGCGGAGGCGGATAAGCAATTCGAGTATTGGTACCAGACCGGAGAATGGCTCACGAAAGGGGGCCCGGGGAGCGGAAACTTCGGACATGAAGGCGGCGCCGGGGGTCCAGGCAACCCAGGCGGATCGGCCGCCTCGCTGGGGATCGCCGACGTCTACCATGGCACCACCCGGAAGGCCCTGGAATCGATCACAACCGATGGGATCAAGCCGGCCCAAGGCCAGCATTATCGGAAGGAATTATATTACGGAGACAGGGCTGGGGCGGTCTTCGTAACGACAAGCAAACTCGAAGCGGAGGATTACGCTCGTCTGGCCGGCCAAAAGGAGAAGGCCGACGAAATCGCGGTCATTCACGTCCGGCTTCCGGCCGGAACGAAGCTGCAGGTCGATACAGAGCACTACGGATCCGGGAAAGCCTTTTATACCAGGCAAGCGATCAAGCCGGGAAGCATCATCGGGGCGAAAATCATCGACGTCCGGACCCGGGAAAGCCGGACGATAAGCCTCAAGGCGGACGGAGGGATCCCGGAGGAGGGCGATATATACGTGGTGGTCCTGATCCGGAACGATCCTGACCCGGAAGGCGGGATCGTCAAGGGCGGGGCCGGATCGGGCAACTTTGGACATCCTGGGGGCGACGGAGGTGCAGGCAATCCCGGGGGTAGCCAAGGCACCGGCGGCGGGGAAGCCAGAGCGGTTGACGAAAAATGGGCCGCAAATCTTTCATCTGCGGAAAACGATGCGGTCGGATCATGGATTGGAAGCGAATATCAAGATATCCGAGAATCGAGAATGACAGGAAGACCCTCGAGCTCGCCCAGGATAAACCGGGCTGCGGACGAACTCGACGCCATGTTCGATAAATATCCAAATGGAGGTGCCCAGGACAAGGAGCTTTTCCGAGGACTCAGCCAAGTACCGGACGATGCCTTCGAAACTTTATCAAACAAAGGGGCCGGCGATAAAATCGAGATCGACAAGACCATCCAGAGCTGGTCCAAAACTGAAGGAATAGCGGTCGGATTTGCAGATGGAGGGAAATCGGTTATATTTAAACTTCCCGCCGGACGACAATCAACAAAGGAACTCGATATTTCACTCCGGGGCTTTAAAGGCGAAGATGAGGTTATCATGAAGACAACTGGATTTAAGATTGCCTCGATCGAGAAAACGACCTATGATTACAAGCCTTCCTGGGGCGGGAATATTAAAGAAGATCGACTGATCATCCACCTGATCGAATCGAACGACTAAAGGGAGGAAAACCATGGCTATGACAGACAAAGAACTCACGGACGCTCTGAGCAAAGCCCCGGATTGGAAGATGGCCCGACTGAAGGCGGCCGATGGCCAGCCGGCGGCGCCGGAGGGGGGCCCCCAGGCTAAGGAAGCGGCATTCCGCGAACGTTTACGCGCGGAGAAAGCGGCCCGAGACGTCATCGCCAAGCCGGAAACGACGCTGACCCTGCGCCGGATCCCGGTCCGGGACATCCCGGCGGGTCACGAAATCCGGACGATCATCCTGAGCGAAGCCCAGGGGATCAAGGCCCTCGAGGACGTGACCGATCATCAGATAGCAACCTATCTCTTCGACAAGACGAAATGGACGATGGAGGCAGCCCAAGCCTGGGTCGATTCCCATATGCAAAAGCGGGCCCTGCCGGCTGCGGACTTCATCCGGGACATGATCGAGGAAGACGCGGCCTGGCTCAAGGCCCATCCCGAGCCAACGGAGAAGCGGGCCTGGCCAGCGAAGCGGGCTTTTTTCAGGATCATGAAGGTCGATCCCGCCCAACAGATTTGCGGCGGGATCATCTACGAGCCGAACGCCGTCGATACCCAGGGCGACATGACAACAGCCGAGGAAATCACGAAGGCCATGTATGGCTTTATGGAAAAATATGCCCAGAACCCGAACCGGATTAAAGTCATGCATAAAGGGAAAGCCTTTTATTTCCCTATTCTCGAGAGTTATCAACCCGAGGCCGATGTCAAAAAAGGGAAGGACATCATCAAGGCCGGCTCCTGGTGGATGATGATCAAGGTGACGGATCCGGAGATCTGGGCGGATGTCCAGAGCGGGAAGCTGACGGGATTCTCAATGGGGGGCACGGCAAGAAAGGCCTCGACGGTTTGGGGCAAAAAAGCGAACTGACCCCGAGCTCCAAAAAAATAATTCTTGACACGGCCATAAAACAAGCCTATTTTTTAAATCGCACAGACCGCTGGACCTGACGGTCAAGACGCGGGCCGGTCGCAATGACGCGGCGCCGCAACGTTGAGCCTTCGAGGACGCAGCCGGAGAACCCGCCGGCAATCTGCAGGGGGAATCCAGAAACGACAAGAGAGGAGCCCCTGCATGGCTCGAAAGCTAACGGACATCGAGGTGGAGGAGATCAGCCTGGTCGACGCCGCCGCGAACCGTAAAAAATTCTCAATCATCAAAAGGAAGCACACCATGGACAAACTCATCGAACTCCTGAAGTCGATCGGCCTCGAGCTGACGGCCGAGGAACTCGAGAAGGCAGGCGCTATGTCCGAGGAAGCCCAAAAGGCCATCCGGATGGCGGTCGGCCTGCTCGCGAAGTACAAGGACGAAATGCCCGCGGACGTTCTCGCGGCCGTTCAGACCCTGGCCCGGGGAGCCACCACGGCCCCGGCAGCGGCCCCGGTCGCGGCTCACAAGGCGGCCGACGGGGACGAAGACGTCACCCTCGAGAAAGTCGGCGCCCGCCTGAGCAAGGCGACGAAGGCCGAGCTCGCGAAGCTGAAGACCATGATCGGCGAAGGCTTCAGCAAAGCCCAGGACATCCTGGACGCGATGCTCGCGGAAGACGGGGCGGATCCGGCCCTGAAGAAGTACGACGGCAAGCCCGATAGCCTGATCGCGGTCATCAAGGCCGGCGAAAAGGCCATGGCCGACGCAAAGACGGCCGTCGAAAAAGCCGCCAAGGACAAGGACGACGCCATCGAGGCCCGGTTCAAGAAGCTCGAGGACGAAAACGCCGCTCTCCGCAAGAGCCGCGGGATCTCCAAGAGCATCAAGGGCCAGGAAGACGACAAGGGCGAGCCCGAGCTCGACAAGGACGGCAAGCCGATCAAGAAGCACGAAGGGCCGCTGTGGCCCTCCCTCGGCGGACCCGAGGACGACGTCGACGGCTAAGGGCCGAAAAACCCTTTACGGCGGCACGAAACCAAGCCAACAGGAGAACGAAAAACCATGAACACCACCAAAAAACTGCTCGAGCGGTTCAAGATGGAGAAGGGGTACAACCTCATCTCCCTCCCGACGATCACCCTCACGGAGGAGGAGGCCGATCGTTTCATCGACTACATGGTCGACGAATCGGTCATGAAGGATTACGCGCGGATCGAGCGGATGGGCCGGCCCCAGAAGCTGATCCGGGCGATCGGATTCGGCTCCGGGCATTTCCTCTACCCCGGCTCGCAATTCAACGAGTCCAAGTACAAAAAGCAATGGGTCTCCTCGAAGATCACCCTGACGACCCAAAAGGTCCGCGGGGCCATTACGGTCTTCGACGACGACCTCGAGGACCTGCCGCCCGGGATCACGGCCGACGGTTACAAAAACCAGCTGATGAAGATCATCACGGCGAAGATCGCCAACGAGCTCGAGGAAGCGTTCTGGATCTCCGAAACGCATGGCCTCAACGGCTTCCCCGTGGACGACATCCGCGGCATGTGGGACGGCTGGCGGTACCGGATCACTCATTCCTCGATCGGCGGGGCCTACTACAACGCCGTCGCCGGAGAGCCCCATATCCTGAACGCCTGCGAAGGCGGGACCTCGGGCTCCGACTTTTCGCTGCCCGGATTGATCGCAGCCCAGAACGGATCGGCCCCCTACAATTGGGAATTTAAGTACCACCAGATGCTCAAGAACATGCCCTCCAAGTACAAAACCCAAAATGGGCTCAAGGGGATGAGCTTCCTGAACAGCGATCTCGTGACGCAGGACTACCTGGGGGCCTTGAGCGCCCGCTCGACGGCCATCGGCGATGCCGTGTTCAAAGGCGAGATGACCCCCCAGTACGGCCGGGTCCCGATCCTGGATTGTCCGCTGATGGCCACCACCCTCGGCGATCCGACGGCGACGCCGGACACGGACGGAATCCTCGGCGCCGGGCATTACACCGACGTCCTGCTCACCCCGAAGGGGAACATGATCATCGGGATCCAGCGGGACATCAAGCTCGAGAGCAAACGAGCCCCCGAGGATGAAGCGACCTACATCTTCTATTCGATGCGGGTCGACCTGGCCCTCGAGAACCCGAACGCCGTCGTTCTGCTCCGCTGCCTCGAACACGCCTGCTAACAGCCGGACGAAGGAAAACCGATGCGAGCCCTTGTCACGAATTGGGGACCGACCCGAGAGTTTCCCACCTGCATCGGCAACGTCCATATCGCCGCCCGCGAAACTCGGGAGGTGACCGGAGATCTCATTTTGATCGAGCTGGGGAAATTCCCGATGGTGACGGTCGAGATTCAGGAACCTGCGGTAGGGGAAAAACCTCGGCCAAAACTCTCGGATTATCGAAAGCTCAAGATCAACGAACTTCGGTCCCTCGCGGCCCGGCGAAAAACCAAGGCCAACTTCATACACATGAAGAAAGCCGATCTGATCTCGCTTCTGGAGGAGCAACATGGATAACGAACACTTCCCGCATTACGGGCTGGGAGGGACGGTCCCCGAGCTTTATCTCATGGATCTCTACCCCCTGAACACGCACATCAACCATGACAAATGGGACGTCATCAGGCAGTACGTCGACCTGCGAACGGCCGTCCGCTTCGAGGACGATTTCCTGAAGGACCTCGGCGCCCATGACTGGACGGTCTCGAAGACCGGCGCCGGCACGAACGTGATCACGGACGCGGTCAACGGAGTCCTCCTGATCACGAACGCCGCGGCCGATAACGACAAGACGCAGTACTTGTCGAACGGCCAGAGTTTCATCCTGAAGCCCGGCTTCCCGATCTACC